ATTTCTACACACGTTCCATGAAAACTTCTACTTCGGCCGGATGGGCTTGGCCTGGGTCGAAAAGGGATCATGGGTTTGTGTGTGAGACTTCTTTTGCTGTTACTGGCTTTGAACCTTCTTCAGATGTGAAAGAGCAAGTGCTAGAGCAAATTCTTTCTTACCAAGAGGGAGAGGATGCTCACCCTATTTTGGGTGCTCAATTGAAAGATGAACCACGACCTTTTTCTAAGATTAAGGATAGAAAAACTCGTGTATTTTGCATGAGTCCTTATGAGGCTACTCTTTTGAACAGAATGTACTTGATGCCATTTTATACTCTAATGGTAGAGTTTGGTGAATTGTTTCATACCTCTATCGGCATTAATATGCATTCTGTGGATGTTGATAAATTTATTAAATCACTTTCAGAATTCTCTTCAGAATTTATGGAAGGTGATTATGGAGGTTATGATACATCTATGCCTATTGATATTGGTCTTGTTGCTAATTCAATAGTTTATGACGTTCTTAAAGAATTTGGTTATAATGAGGATGCCCTTCAAATTGTAAAGGGCATTCTCAGTGATAATCTTTATCCATGTGTAGTTATGCAGGGAGACTTGTTTGTCGCACCCGCACTTCAACCATCTGGTAAATATGCTACTGCCGAGGATAATTCTTTAAGAGGTCTTGTCATGATTATTTATTATTGGATTCATCAGATTTCGCATTCTGACTGGAATGTTGAAGATTCTGATTTTTTCAATTTTTTGAGACCAAAAATCTATGGTGATGATTTTGTGTGTGCTGTCAAACCAAAATATCGTGAATTTTTTAATAATTGCACTTATCAAAACTTTTGCCGAGAGGTTTATGGTCTTGATTTTACTAATGCTCAAAAAACTATGGAAATGAAGCCTTTTTTATCTTTGGATGAGATATCATTCTTGAAGAGGACCTTTGTTTTCCGTAGTGATTTGGGACATTGGGTTGCTCGCTTGGAAAAGAATTCGTTGATGAAGGCTATTGTTTATGCTTTACCTTCTAGCTCTGTACCCATTGAGCAACAAGTTACTGAAGCTTGTGTTTCAGTGATGAGGGAAATGTTTTTCTATGATGATGAAAGCACATATGTCCTCAGGAGACAAGATTTCATTGATACCATTTCACGCTTATATGATCGAGATATTATATCGATTGAGAAATTGTTTCCAACATTTGATCAAGTTAGAGCTAGTCTCTACCTGGTGGCTGAATCGAGAGAGAGACAGTTGTCTGATGAGACTATCTTGTATTGTGATCATTTTCAAAGTCTCCATGCAGAATTTAGTGCTGACGAACTACAGTATGAAGGAGTGATCTTGGAGCCAGACCAATACTCCGATATAGGGGATTGGCTGTCCGCAGAGATGTTTGATCTCCTCCCGGCGGATACTTCAGAGATGGAGAGTAGGGGAGATAGTTCAACTCAACGTGTTTAATAGGTTAAGAGCACGGTGAGTATAATTACTACCTGGTAAATTACTACAAGAATTTTTACGTACCCACAGGAAAATGAACCCTGAGACGGGTAACTTGCAATTGGACAGTTTAACTTTGGATGAACTGTTAGCGGATGATATGCTAAGAACTAGCAAATTGTCCAACTTGTGGCGCAAGCGTGTGGCCGCACTTTCTTATGAAAAATCTTTTCAGCGTACCGCTGAACTTATATCTTCGAGGGAAATGCGGAGGTCTTATAAGGACCTTGCACGTTTGAGGTCTCAAACAGCAGGCTTGCCGATTATAGCCGAGTCAGCTGAAAGAGATAAGGGGGAAATGCATAAAAATGATCTTCCCCCTGAAATTGTTGACCGACAGAATGTTGCAGATATAGCTGGAGAAACTATCAAGGATGTTTCTGCCGGTGAAATGCAACCCTCTATTGAGAATGGACTAGATATCAAGTTCTCTCTGGGTGAATTTCTAAGGCGTCCAACTTATCTTACGAATATAACATTCGCTGAATTGGGTGCAAATAATTGGAATTTCTTCAATCCTTGGGAATTATGGTCTAATGATCCTTCTATTCGGGCGAAGTTAAATAATTTTGCTTACTTTAGAGGTGACCTACATGTGCAATTCACTGTAAGTGGTACTCCATACGCTTATGGTAAATTAATGGCTGGTTTTATACCTTATGCTGATTATAATGATCTTTGGCAAGGCTATCGCACGGTGTACGCGAATGGTAATGCTACTGACGGTTATAATTGGGGGCCATGTATGATGTCATATGTTTCACAACAAGAAGGTTCTTTAGTTCTTGATGTTAATGAGAATGAACCTGTTGTTATGAAGATTCCTTTTCTGTCTTACAAACAGCAATTTAAACTTTTCAATTCAGCAACTACAGTCATTGCAAATTCTGATCCTCTTGAAGATTTTTCTGACGCAGGTGAAATAGCTTTTGGTCCTATTAGGCCATATCGCACTTCCGATGATAATCAAGAGACACAGATTACGTGTACTATTTTTGCTTGGGTTGAGAATGCACAACTAGGTAACCCAACTGGCACTGATTTTGACATTACTGCTCAGGCTCGTCCTCGTAGGCGTAAGTCTAAGAATAAGAGGGCAGGTTCTTTGAAAGCGGTGATGTATCAGGCTAAGGGACTTGTTGATGCAGCAATACCTGATGAGTACGAGGCTGACGGCCCTGTATCATCAGTTGCATCCGCAGTCTCGAAATCAGCCGCAGCACTGAAGGATGTGCCTATTATAGGTCCATTTGCTTCAGCTACTAGTGCTATTTCGGGAACTGTTGGCAAGATTGCTTCTTGGTTTGGTTTTTCCAAGCCGGTGCAACTTGATCCTCCCATTTACGTTAAGAATAATCCTTTTGCTAATGCGGCCACTACTGCATCTGTTGAGACAACTTATAAAATCTCAGTAGACCCCAAGCAGGAACTCGCTCTCGATGTTTCTCTTGGAGGAACAGAGGGCGAAGACTGTATGGCCATAACACATATAGCGAAGAGGGAATCTTACCTAACCACGTTTAAATGGGATTACCTAGATGAGCCTATGACCGACATTATTTGGAGGTCTATGGTTACACCTAAGCTTTTCAATATTGGTGCGAAGGTTGCTGGAACGAATGACTCGACAAATTTTGTCGTGCAACCAACTCCGATGGCATTTGTTTCAGAGCCTTTTCAATATTGGAGAGGTACTTTGAGGTATAGGTTTGAATTTGTGGTCTCGCGATTTCATCGCGGCAAGGTCTTAATCAAGTTCGAACCTAATATTCCACAGAGTGCTTTGATCGCGACTGGTACTAGTCGCTTGAATCAACAAAATACAATTCTAGTCGACCTTCAAGAAACTCAAGAAGTTGAGATTGATGTCGACTGGGCCACCTGTAAAGCGTGGTGTAAGAATGATTATACTGTCTCAGACAATGTGTCGTGTTTTCCTATTACTGGAGGAGACCAAGACTTAACTGATATAGTAGGCGTTTCTTACGTCAGTGCATCTATTGGTGGTGATGCGGCTAATGGCCAAATTATTATAATGCCATTTACACGTTTGGTTCAACCAAACACCGCCGCTTTCGCGATGGTTAACGTTTATGTTAGCTGTCCTGATTTGGTCGTGGCGCGTCCACGTTCACTGGTTCAGCGAAGTAGGTCCTATGAGTATACTGCACAATCCAACGAATCAGAGGATGTCAGGACTCTCAACCCTACTGGTGCTAACACTGATCATATATATCAACACCATTTTGGTGAGGCTATACCGTCTTTAAGGAGTATGATGAAACGTTATCAGACATATTTTCGTACTACTACCACTGTTTCTAGTGGTAATAACGAAGAAATATTCTTTAACGTTATTGGTCACACTTACGATAGACCAGCAGTCCTTTATGGTCAAAATGTTGCGACGTATACAGGAATTCAGTGGACAGACTTATATAATTATCTGTTCTACTCTTTCCTTGGTATGCGTGGTGGAATGCGTTTTCGTGTTCTTCTTATGGGTGGCGGTCTTGCTGCCGCCCATGATTATGTGAAGGTTTATTTGCAAAATAATAATGTAACTGATGCTACATCTCTTGCAACTACTGCCTTCTCTTCAAGCATTAATCTTACTGACCTTTCTAATAACTTCAGTTATGATATGGAGGGCCAGCAAACTTATTGCTTAGCTTCGAATGGAGGAGTAGAATTTGAAATACCCTTTTATTCGAATAATTTGTTCGTTATTGCCAATAATAACTCATTTGGTGGTGACGATACTTGGTTGGGTGCTCTGCGTTATGATGCAACGTGGTCTAACGATTGGCAAGCATACTTCTCCATGCGTGGTATTACTATGGATGAAGCTGCTCTTGTTGTGGACCGTGCTACTGCAGAGGACTTCACTTTTCTCAGGTTCACTGGCGCTTCCTGGTATGGAATCGCCGCTACACCATGAGGAAAAAATTTAATTGGAAGTACCTTATACTCATGTCTGCATGCTGTGTAGAGGAACTTCCGCCAAAAAATGACGTTCGTATGGATCACTATTTTCATGGTGATAATAATCGACGAAGGTCGACCGAGGAGACGGTATATCAAAATGACGTTTCCGACAGATCTAATAATGAAGAATTAGAGCCTGTCGGGGCTCATTCTCCATAATTTAATGTCGGATAATGGCAAGGGAAGGTTCTAAGAATCCCGCGTTTTAGTCATTCTCCATTTCCCAAAAAAAAA